CGCTGCATACTGGCTTGATCCGACCTTCAACGAATGGATGGACAACGCTAAGGAAATCGGCTGCCATCAGGCTGTCATCGACTACCTCAACGACAACAAGCGTGACCTTGACACCTTCACTGGCAAGGGTGAAGAAGATGTCAACACGGAAGAACTCACGATGCGTCACTGCCGTCGTTCTTGGATCAAGCTCTCCGACAACCTCAAGTCCGCAGAACAGGTCAAGGGCTGCAAACTCGAACGCAAGTTCGTCATCCGCATCGCTTCTGGCTACATCGAAGGTCCTCTCGCTGTCAAGTTCGCTCCGTTCTACGAAAACTGCTCTACGGGCAAGAAGAACCTCACTGCTGAGAAGGTTCTCGATGACTGGGCAAACATCCAGAAGACGATGGGCTTGGACGAAGAAGGCAACCCGAACACCGTCGATCTTCCGACCGGCACCAAGCTCATCAACGACATCAAATATGTCGTCAAGGACGCTAAGAAGATTCCGGCTAAGTGGAAGAACAACTTCAACTCCTTCTTCCGCACTGGCCTCAACAAGGAAACTCAGGTCGCAGTCCTCAACGACATCATCTACAACGATATGATGAACTCCGAAGACTGGGTCTTCCAGATCTCCGACGATGAACTCCAGTCGTTCTACGAAGAGCTCATCGCTTCCAAGGTCGCATAGGCCTTTCGGTCCCACCCTCACAATTGGTCCTTTTGTTTTACAGAGGGTGGGACCTCTTTCTACAAACAAAGAGCAGAGCCGCTAAGCTCTGCTCTTTTCTTTTATGACAGTAAGATCTTACAGATCCTTCAAGTCTTGAGCGTAGTCATACCACTGGCGAGCGTCGAACTCTCGCTTTCTGTCGCTAGAGTAGCCCTTTCTCGGAGTCAAGAATCCTACGATTCTCGTGTACTGATCGGCCACTGGTTCGCCGCATACGGGACAGATCTTCTGACCGACGAAGCCGTGGTGATTCTTGCAGACGTTGATCTTGGTGTTGAATGCGAAGTAGATGACTCCCTTAGAAGCGATCTTGTTCAGCATGTCCCAAGCGACATCCTTGGACGGGAACTGGCTCTCGATGTTGATGTGTGCGATAGCGCCACCAGAGCACATCTTGTCGAGGACTGACGAGAGACGGATCTTCTCTTGGATGGTGCACTTCTCTTTGAGCGGGATCCACTGGTTAGAGTAGATGAAGTCGTCGTTTCTGTCGTAGAGAAGGTTGTCCTTCTGGCAGAGAATCACAGCAGCTCTCTCAGCTGGGACAGACTCGATGTTGAATGTGTACTTGTCGGTGAAGTGGTCCTTCACATCGTTGATCGTGTCGAAGATAGCCTGAGCGAGATTGATTCCCTCCTCTGTGTAGCTCTTGTTTCCGAAGTCGTCAGTGTCGATGAATCCGAACTCCTTGATTGTCTCATAGAGTCCGAGAATTCCGATCGTTGAGTACTGATGATTGATGTCAATGCCGCCATCGACGTAGTTCGGGAGAAGACCACGCTGAACGTTCTTAGAGATGATCTCGCGCTGAACATCGAGCAGCTTGCAGCAGAGCTCTGTTCTCTTGCGGAGAAGCTTGAGGAAAGCGTTGATCCAAGATAGCTTAGCGTCTGACTTCTCTTTCTTCGTCTCGATAGCGATTCTCACGAGGTTCATCGTGTTGACCTTGATCGATCCGATGGACAGAGAAGTACCGCCAATGGAGTTCATGAAGCCCTTGAGCTTAGAAGTGTCTGAGAGGAGACGGCAGTTCTCTACTCTTGTACTTCCGATCATGAAAGTGTGATCGACAGTATCGACTTCGATGTCATATACCATCTCTTCGCTGTCAACGAATTTTGCAGATTTTATCTTCATATTCTTTGTTCCTTTTCGTTAGGATAGTTTCCCAGTCTTCCCCGAGAAACTTTTGTAAAAATTTAGGTTTTGTGTTTCTTACGCTTTCTTTAGGTAGTGTTATCTTGCAGTTACCATTATTTAGTTCAGAAATTACTTCTCTATCAGGATCGAATTGGATGAATTCGATTGGATCTATCTTGAAGATCTCTCCGAAATTATCTGGAGTTAGCAACTCCAATTTCTTTCCGATCTTTTGCAGTGTAGAGTTAACGAACACGTATTTTCTATCTCTTTCGAAGTGAATTTTCAAAGACTTAATTTCGAAAAGTCTTCCGTTCACATCTAAATCTAGAATATAGTGTCTCGTTAAACTCTCATCTTCGTCGAAATACTCAATTCGGTATGGCTCAAATTCGAATTTTTCGATATTGAACTTTTTGAGCATCAGAAAGATAATATACTCGGTCTTGGATCTAAAACGGTAGTCTTTACCATTTACTATTGCATTTATAGTATATCCTCTACTCGGAGCATGATTTGTATTCTTGATGAAGTTTATAGAATTGTACTCAGAGCACTTTTCTCTCTGATCTTTTGTCATCCTATATCCCTTTCTCGAATTTGAAATCTTTAGACGTACTTCTGGCCTAGAGGCTGGGTTATTTTCGCCAGAGAATTTCACTTTAAGATGCTCTCTAGCTTCTATACCATCCTGAGTATTGTGATAAAAGTTACTCTTGTTGACCGAAAGCTGAGATCTATGCTTTTCAGTATAGAAGAGCTTTCCGTATTGCCAATTGTGCTTTTTGACAAACTCTTCCCAGGTTAGATCTTTATGGCAGTGCTTTACGTGCTTGCTCATAAATGCGATTCTTCTACCGCATTCTGGACATGGAGGTATTCCCTCTTTCTCCGCTTCTGCATTTGCATATTCTGTCATCTCTGGGAGAAGGTCTAAGTAACTCTTGTCACGTTTTTGACCTATAGTCAACGGAAGAGAATCATTGATAGCCCTATAGCGCTGATAAAGTTCGTTAAATTTTTCATTGTAACGAAAATTATACATACGCAATAGGTACTTCTCTTCTTCTGTGCAGCTTGTACAACTCATAGATGAATGGCTCATATATTATTTATACAAACTGCTGTTGACTAAATATCATATTTTTCAGGATTTTTCAAAATTTCTTCAGCAGTCACTAGCGACTTGCTATTGTTGTCGAAGAACTTTTGATCCGGAGTAACCTGGAATTTCCTTCCATCTTCAAGCTCAAGAACTACAAGCTTCTTATGCTTATTCTGAAGTCTAGTTACTGCCTTTATTGGTCTGAGTTCCCCAGTGTTCGGATCCTCTACTTGATCTCCGCTTGTTACAACTTCAGTCGTTTGCACTTTGCTATCCTTTTTAGATAGCCTATCTTCTACATACTTTCCGAAAGTAGTCAGAATCTTGTTGCCGTCTTTGTCGAAGTAGTAGAATTCCTGATCTGGAGCGAAGCAGCAGTTAGACAGGGTAGTCACGTCCTTAGAGACGAAGAAGTTAGAGTCGTTCCACTGAGTGTTGTGATCTGAGCACCAGCGAGCGAACTCTTCATCGACGAACTTGCCATCGACATACTGGAGCGAGTAGGTGAGAACTGGGAAGGTGAACATGTTCTCGCTACGGATCTCGCTTACAGTCTCCATGAATAGCTTCTGGTGAGCCATGAACTCTTCAACGCAGTCGATGAAGAATGTTCCGTCTGGATATTCCATGCCACCGAATAGAGCTTCTGCGTACTGACGGTCGAAGATTGACACGTTCACGAAGGCCGTCTGGTCAATGCGCATAAAGGGCTGATTCAGGCGGTATATGAGCTTCTGGAAGGCCTGCTTGAGGTAACTCTCCGGGTCCTGAGTAAAGTACCCAGCATCGATGTCTTTGCGCCAAAAATAGTATGTCCAGACGAGAATGTTCGGAATGCCGACTGCGCCAGAGCTTCTGTTGCTCATGAAGGATACGAACTCGATCACATCATCAAGGAAGGTTCCGAGATGCTTCGGCGGGACGTTGTTGTAGTTCTTGAGGAAGAACAGACCCTCCTTAGCGAGACGAGAGAGGTCGTATGCGAAGCAGTACCCCATGTAAGTGGATGTGCATGCGTCGTGAAGATAGAATCCGCCGTTGTACTCCTGATTGAGCCACTCACGAGCAGTCTTGAGACCATACTTCTGCTTCAGCTCAAGGAAGAGCTTGTTGAACGCGAAGATCTTGTCAAGCGGCTTGTCCTTCTCATTCAGAAGAGCTCTGATGTCCTTCGTAGAAGCGTTCGCATTAGCGTCGATAGTCACATCAGCCGTGACTGCGTTCTTAGCTGTGAATGCGTCGATGAAGTCCGAGAAGTTCACGTTCTTCTCTGCGAATCCGTTGAGAATCTCAAAATCTTCACCATAAGTCTCTTCTATGCTGTTGAGAGCCTTGTTGAAGTCCTTGTTGACCTTTAGCGGAATGTTGAAAATAGAATTGTTTACTGCCATATTGTTTTGCTCCAAAATCAAAACGACCACATGGAAAAAGCAGCAAGCATCCTGTCCTGCTGCTCATTTTCCAAAGTTCTAATTTGCCAAAGTGCTCGTCATATTGTGGCCGTGTCGGTTATTTATATGACTCCTACTCCTGATTTTTGTTGATCCAGTCGCAGCCATCTTTGAAGTTCATGACCACGCCGTCTACTTCGAGAAGAGGCGCCATAGAGATTCCAGCCTTGGTAGCTACAGATAGGATAGTCGCATTGTCCGTAACTGCTTCGTAAGGAATCTTAGCTTCGTCGAGCTTTCTCTTCATCACGTTGCACTTCGGACAGCCAGTAGTGTACATCTTTACTGTCATCTCTGGCTCCTTAGTTGTTGATGGAAACTTCATACTTGATCGGCACGAGCTTAGATGGCTTGAGCGGATCTGGGTTCGCTTCCTCTTCGCGAGACTTGAAGAACGGATAGACGATGTTCTTGATGTCGTCGTCCTGGACATCCTTCTCGATAGTGATCGTGTAGGTGTTGGTCTGCTTCTTCTTGTTCTTCTTGACCTGAATCTCGGTGAGAACGGCTTCGAATTCGACTCCGCTGATTACGACAGTCACCTGCTCATCGAGCGGAAGCTGAATGTTTCTCCAAGTGTCGTTCTGAGCGAGTTCGCCGATCTTCTTGAGGTAGGTCTCGTTGGTGAAGTGACGAATGAGAACCGGAGAACCCTCTTCGACTGCCTTGATAGTGAGCTTAGCGTGTGGAATCAGGTCTTCCTTCTTGGTGAAAAACTTGTAATTTTCTAGTGTTGCTTCTTCAATAGTTACTTTCATTTTTTACCTCATTTGGTATTTCGAGTTAAATCTACAAAAATATGCGCTAGAAAAAATTCGAGCGCATTATATTAGGTGTAGAAGATCTCTCTTTCGAATATGGACTCTGCCGTAGCTTTTGGATCCAGCTTATGTGACAGAGCCTGAGGAATGAGAGAATTCATGATATTCTTGAATGCTGTGTATCTGATGAGCTCATTATCAGACAGCTTGTTGTAGCCATACTCCTGATAGCCTTTCTGGAGATAGATCTGATCCATCTGATACACTAGCTCAGTAACGTCGATGAAGTGATCGTCGTGGAACAGATAGAGATGATTGTCTGAAAGCTTTCGAGCGATCCACTTTCCGCCAGACACTTCGAGAATCTGCTTTACAGTGTCCTCGTCAGTGTCACCTGACACTTTAGCTATGTTCACATCTTCGTTCACATAGCTGAAGCTCTTTGCATAATCAGACAAGTTCATTCAGGAATCCTCTAAGCTCTTCTAGCGTCTCTTTTATGTTCTTTCTGTGGAACAGGATGGCGTTTCCGCCAGCCTTCTTGAACTCTTCTACGTTCTTCTCATAGTCGTCTATGAGAAGCGTCTCAGAGTCAGCAAACTCGTTCTTGTCGGCTCTCTTAGAGACGAAGACGATGTCCATCGGATTGATGGAGAGGTTCTTCTCTAGCCAGATCTTCTTTCCGAGCCTGCAGCAGTCAGATACTGCGTGAGACAAGATGTACACCTTCAGATCATACTTCTTAGCGAAAGCGTAGATCCTAGAATAAAGCCATAGTCCCTCTACGATTACTGGTAGTTCAGCCCAGAAGTTCTCATCTGCTTCTAGCATCTGCTCTTCGTTGAAAGCTCCAGTCTCTGGATCATACATCCCAGTCTCTATAGCTTTGGCTAGGAAGTCAGATAGGACGCCGTCCATGTCAAATGCTACTTTTCTAATCATAGTTTATTTATAGCTCCACTCTTCAGGAGAAACTCCATGAACTTCGGAGACTTGTTCTCTTCAACGATTTTTCCGTTCGTATGGATATAGTATGGAACATCTGCGCTGTCGATCTGCATGCAGTTGAAGACTCTCTTTCTGTTGTACTCTCTGACAGCAGCCTTGCAGCCAGGGACTATCTTGTTGAGCTCTTCTTCTGTGAAGGTAGCACGGCCGACTTTCAGAATGTTCTTCTTTTTCTGCATTCCGTAGATGAGCTGCATTCTCAGCTTCAGCGGGAGCTGGTGAAGGTTGAGTCCGACGAAGTTGTTGATAGAGATAGTGGATGGACGAATGCAGAAGATGAACGGAGCTAGATCGACATCTTGAGCAGTGCTCTTAGCTTCATACACGAAGCTGTAGAAGCATCCGTCCACCACGGCTTCTGCATATCTCAGCGCCATCAGCCCAACCTCTGGTAGAGAATGTCTTGGATCCAAGTCTGGAGATCCCAAGTCGGCATGTGATTGACCATCTTCTCGAAAGACAAGAACCATGCGGGAGAGCCGTTGTACTTGCTTTCTGTGCACAGCTCTCTCAGCTCTTCTTCAGTCTTGCTCTGAACGAACGCTCTGACATCTGGAAGATTGAACATGATAGTGCCCTTAGAGCCTATCGACATGTACCAGAAGTCATTTGCGATTCCCTTGCCGATGAAGTTGCAGAGATGGTTTACAGCGTCTCTCTTGATCGAACCAGTCTTAGCTGGGAAAGACACGGAAGCGTAGTTCCACTTCTTCGAGTACTTCACGTCGATGTACACAGAGCGTCCATCGACTGGTCTTCCGTGCGTGTCGCAGTCTACGATCCTGATGTCTCCAAGCTCTGCGTTCTCTTTCGCAGACTCGATCCAAGTGATCGTGTGGAGCGTCTCGTACTTGTAAGATGTTCCGCTGATCACGGAGTGGATCACTTTCCAATTCAGGTCATTAGCTTCGATCAACTTGTCGAAGTACTCGACCATGTGATCTTCAGCCTGAAAGCCTGCGGTTGCGTATGGATTTAGAGATAGATCAGTCATAAGTAGCGTCCTCTGTAACTTCGCCTAGATATACTGGCTCTGAGTCTACTGCATATCCGTCATGAGACTGAGCTTCTTGCTTTGCCTGTTCAGCCAACTCGGCTTCGTATGCGAGCTCAATCTTCTTTTTCTTTCTTCTCTCTTTCTTAGCCTTCTGCTCATCCATGTTCACAGTGATGGACTTGCCCCACGCGTGAGCCCACATCTCTTGGTAAGCGTCTTCCGACCATGTAGTGACTAGCTCGTTAGAGTTGCCGTCTGAGTCTGCTGAAGCTGTGTTGAGAGTCGGATATTCGTTAGATTCGTGCTTGTACTTGTTGCTCCACAAGACGAGCTTGGTGAAGTAAGCAGACTGAAGCAGGAATGCTAGAGGAGAATACTCCTTTCCGGTCTCTGGGTTCACTTCGACGTAGTTCTGAAGATAGTGCTCAAGAATGTAGATGACCATGTCTTGAAGGAAGTCGTAGTATGCTGGATCGTCCTTGTTCTTCTTGATCTGATACGCACAGATCTCTGTAAGGTTCAGCCAGAACTCTCCCTTCTCTTTGTCGGATATGGTTCCAGCGTTGTAGGCCAGAATTCTCCTTTTAAGATCTTCTTTTTCAATTTGCATAAGCGCCTCACTTCGTTCTGTAGATTATCCTGCCTCTAGTGAGGTCGTATGGCGAGACTTCTATGACGACTGTGTCGTCTGGATTGACTCTGATGTGATTCTTGTTGAACATCTTTCCAGCGATAGTGCATAGACATTCTGCCTTGTTAGGGAGAGCGACTCGGAAGCGGATTCCTCCGAGCGCTTCTAAGACTTTGCAATTCTCAATGGTGATTGGTTCTTGCTTAGCCATTAGATGTTCTCCAAGTTCTTGCCGTTTTTGTCGATGACGGACAAGAGACGATTCATAGCGTCAGACGTCTCGAGGATGATTCCACCCTTTTCGAGGTTCTCGTACTGCCACTTGATCAAGTCGTTGTAGTTGTCCTTCTTGCACATGTTCCAGAACTTCTGGTCGATCTCTTCGACCGTGTCAGTAGTCTTGATCTTGCAGTCGGGATGGATCTCTTCGTAAGGAGACTCTGGATTGTCTGGATATACGGATCCGAAGAATCCCATGCCAGCGATGGAGGACTCGTAGAATCGTAGAGCAGACTTGCATCTGTTGAACTCGTTGTCGACTAGCGGTGCGATCTGGAAGTCAGCCTTAGTGCTCCAGCAGCGTCTCGGGTAGTTGTACGCGTTAGTCCAAGGAATGAAGTCAGTCTTCGGCGCGATGTCTTTGAAGAAATAAGGGAAGTCACCCATGATAGTGAGATCGATCTTGTCTTCTTGGACCATCTTGATAACCCAGTCGCAGAGAGCTTGATCCCAGTCTCCTCTCTGGCCAGCGAGTCCTGGCTTCTTGTGGACTGGATCAGGTGGCATCGGGTTGAGGTAGTGTCCAGATACGCCAGAGTAGAGAATTCTCGGCTTGACGAGATCTTCTGTGATCGGCTTCTTCTTCTCGCATGACCAAAGGAATCTCGGCACAGTGTTTCTGACGGTCACTACGTTGTCTAGCGAGTACTTGACCTGAATGCACTTCTTGAGGTAGTCGGTAGAGCACATGATCGTGTCGAAGAGCGGAAGAATCTGCTGAATAGCGTCTTCTAGCTCTTCTTCGAGATTGTTCTCGATTCTTCTGATCTTCGAGAGATTGTAGTCAGGGACATTCTGATCTCTGAACGGCGACGTGAAGAACAGGTCGTCGATCTCGTAGACCATCTTGAAGCCGAACTTGGCTTGGAATCCCTTGTACTTCTGAACGATGGAGAGCTCACGGTAAGTGCATGGCTTCTGCCAGATGATTGCCTTCGTTCTACACAAGATAGCTGGATCCAGCGTATAGACCGGAAGAATCACAGCTTTAACACCGAAGTCGTTAGCGTTGATGTAGTCTGCGAAGAATCTGCATCTGACATGGCTGCAACCTGAGTTGTCTGCCAGATAGAACAGAATTAAGTTTCGATTTTCATCTTCGATTTTTAGCATATTTTACAGTTTTTCCTTGAAAGTTTACAAAAGTCTTTCATTACTAAATATAAGCAATTTATAGTGATTATAATTTCTCAAGGATCTTGAATTTGAGCGACATTGACGGATCTGACTCTCTTATCACTCTATCCGTGAACTGAACATCCAGCTTCTGTCTCGGAACAGTAGTGCCGAAGAGAAGAACCATTTTTCCGTTCTCGTACCCGACTTCTGCTACCATCTTCGGCTTAGCGTTGAGAGCCTCAGATATGAAACCGTCATCGACAGTGAGCTCTTTTGGCTCTCCGTTCGATGTGAGGAGAATGTGATTGTAGCCAGTTCCGTCTCTTCTCACAGACTTGCGGTAGTCTCCCAAAATATAGTGGAGAACGTGATATGTCCATTTAAGTCCGCCGTTCTCGGGCTTGAAGAGAAATTCGAAATACTTCTCAAGAAGCTGCCCATACGTCTTAGCGCCGAAAATCTCAGCAGCTCTGAACACTATGTCGTCTGACGGCTTGAGATCTCTGTGCTCAGTGAACTTCTGAATGTCGTTCATGAAAGCTCTGAACGTAGTGTTGCAGAGGAAGATCTTCTGAGCAGTGTCTGTCGGCGCTACGCTCTTCAACGAGACTCTGCATTCGTGTCCTATCTGAACATCTGCTCTGTCGACATATCCGTAGTTCTTCACGGTCTTGTCGTATCCGAGCCACCTGAATGGACCTTTGTTGAAGATGGCTCCTTCGATATTCCATCTATCTGCGTTCCT